AGTCTTCTGCCCGTGCAGGTTTCGGTATTGCAATGACCAACAGCACAGCAGGTTCCGGCTTTACATACGGTCTGGACTTGAAGATGCAAGACCCAGTTGGTGGTGGCGGTTCTATTAAAGCCTACAAAGAGGCTGAGATTCGCTTGGCTGATGATGCTGCCGGTGATCCTGTTGTCATCAAGGTAGGTAATTTTGTTGATGGTGCTGCTTCTGGTGTAGGCAAGGGTTCGTTAGGTATTGATTCTACTGATGGACTATTGTTTGTATCTGATGCTTCTGGCAACTGGCAAGCTGTTACTGTCTAATGTTGACTCATGAAGATCCGGAAGTTGCTACAATTGTGGCGCTTCTGGAATCCCAAAGAGACTTTGCAATGGGACATGCCGCCAAACTTGCTAAAGAAAATGCTGAGTTAATAGCAAAGATTAGCGGACTTGAGGCATCTAAACCCGCGTAGTCTTATCCTACCTTAGGAGATTAATTATGAGTATGCAATATGACGTAAAGTCAGGGCACTTAAATGTTGCTGGGTTTTTCCTCATAGGAAGAACTAGACTTAAAGGATTAATGACAGTGTCTTCTGGGGCATCAGCAATTACGCTCTGGGATACCGCTACCGTCCCTGTTACCGCCGAATATGAGCGCACTGGTACACTAATTACAGTTACTGAAAATGGTCATGGCTTAACTAATGGTCAAACATTAGGATTAAACTTTGCTGTAGCCACGCTGCAGGGAACTGCTGGTAACTATGTAATTTCTGTTCTAAACGCAAATACATTCACAGTAACGGACGTAAACACTGGTACGATTAATGCTGGTACAGCTTGTGTGTATGCCCAGCGGTTCCTAATGGCAACTGATGGTAATGCAGCAGGCAATGTACAAACAATATTGATTCCTGGTGAGGGCATTCTTGCGCTTAATGGTATATATGTATCTACGTCTGGTACTACTGGCGTGACTGTATTCTACGGATAAATCATGAAAATCAAGAAAATGGCAGATGGTGGTACAACTCCAGGATCGCAGCAGCCTACATATCCTTTCTATGGCAATCAGCAGACACAGGCAACAACAACTCCGCGTGTTGTGCAGAATGTAAATATTCCACAGCCTGGATTTCCCTTGAGCCAGCCTGCTAATACTTTGAACCAACAGCCTACTGCAATGAAGAAGGGTGGCAAGGTTAAGAGGTTTGCTAAAGGCGGAACGGTTGCTATTATAATTGCACCCAAAGTAGTGGATAAGAAAGACAAGTTTCCTACTAGGCCTGATGATAAGTATTTCCCAGATCAAGAAAAAGCTCCTTCTCCTGATGAGGGTTATAGAGGTACCAAGAAGCTAGCTAAAGGTGGTTCAGCTTCTAGCCGTGCTGATGGTATTGCACAAAGAGGTAAGACTAGAGGGAAGTTTGTATAATGGATGATATGCTGGCTAAGCTAAAGAAGGTAGATTCTGATCTTAAAAGAAAATTTATGCTCGAGCATATTAATTCAAAAAATGCACAGAGTAGATCAATGGCAGAGTCATTCAAAAAAAGTTTGGATAATGATACATCAATGATGTTAGAAACTGGATCTAGAACGGGACAGCGTATTGATGCAAGTGGAAAAGCATATGGGCCACAGATGGAAAAAGCAGATAGTGGTCGGTATGAAAAAGAGAAAGATCCGGTTAAAAAAGCTAAGGGCGGATCAGTTAGCTCAGCTTCTAAAAGAGCAGACGGTATAGCTCAGCGTGGTAAGACCCGTGGCAGGATGGTATGAACAACAAGAAAATCAGCAAAGTAATGCATGAGTTTAAAACTGGGTCACTGAAGTCCTCATCAGGGCAAAAGGTGACTAATCCTAAACAGGGAATAGCTATAGCATTAAGCGAAGCCCGTAGAGATAAAAAGGGCGGAGAAATGAAAGATTCTAAGTCAATGGAAAAGATGAGCATGAAGCGTGGTGGTGCATCAATGGCTAAGGTAAAAGCTCCAGGTGGCCGCTCAGTTCTAAGCGCTCTGGGTCGTATACCAATGTCCGCTAAAGCTAAAGCAATGATGCCTGGACCGGCTATGCCTGCAATGCAGCCTGGCATGAAGAAGGGCGGATCAGTTGGTGCATCTAAGATGGGCAAGGTAGTAGCTGGTGGTAACAAGCCACATGGTGAGCACACTGTTCAGAAATCAGGCCATACCAAGGCAAAGCAGGTCACAATGCCGGGTAATAAGAATATGAAGAAAGGCGGCAAGGTTTAATTAGGGAGTTAATGATGGGCAAAGCAAGCGAGATACTTGGCTCTATAAGTCCACTCTACGGAATTATTTCTGGTAAGGGATTGTTTGGAAAGCTAGTAGGTGGTGGAGATTCTGAGGCCAAGAACATAAAAGATGAGATAGAAGAAAGACGGCAGCAGGCAGGGCAAAGAATGCGTGAGCAAGGGGATAAGAAGTTTGCTCCTCAACCTGCCCGTGCACAAGCCGCTGAGAGTCAGCCTGAGCCGGCTCAAGAGATGAAGCGCGGTGGTAGCGTAAAGAGCAAAGTAAGCTCAGCATCTAAGAGAGCAGATGGCATTGCCCAGAGAGGCAAGACCCGTGGGAAGTTTGTATAACATGATGGCCTCTCGCGGTATGGGTGATATCAGCCCAGTTAAGATTAGACAGATCAAGAAGCGTGATGGCAATGAGCCTGTAAAAGTCTATAAGAAGGGTGGCAAGCTACATGCAAATATGCATGCTAAGCGTAAGCGCATATCTTTGGGATCTGGCGAGAAGATGGGCAAGTAATGGCAGATAAGAATAGAAAGTATATATCTGGCACATGGAATGGACAGCCTGTAACTGAGGCTGAGATGAATGCTAGAGAGGCAGCTCAGTATAAGAATAGATCTCCAGCAGAAGTAGGTATGGATGACTATGCAGATAAGGCAAAAGCTAGGATGACTGGTCAGGCTATGAATAGGGCCGCAGCTGAGAATGAGCTAGATCAGGAAATGGCACAGGCAAGGGCAAGGATGGTTAAGCGCAAATCAGGTGGCAGGATATCAGCATCTAGTCGTGCAGATGGTATAGCGCAGCGTGGTAAGACAAGGGGTAAGATCTTATAATGGCTAAGACAAAAGTTAATGCTGCTGGTAATTACACAAAGCCTACTCTTCGCAAGAAGATTGTGGCTCAGGTAAAAGCAGCTGCAACTCAGGGTACTGGCGCTGGGGAATGGTCTGGACGTAAAGCTCAACTTGTAGCCAAGAAATATAAGGCTGCTGGCGGCGGGTATCGTGATTAAAGCTCCACAGAAATCCCTGAAAGATTGGGGTGATCAGAAATGGAGCACCAAGTCAGGAAAGCCCTCTTCTAAAACAGGAGAGCGTTATTTACCAGAAGCAGCAATAAAGTCTTTAAGTCCAGCAGAGTATGCAGCTACTACCCGTGCAAAACGTGCAGGCAAGGCAGCAGGTAAGCAGTTTGTAGCGCAGCCCAAGACTATTGCAAAGAAAACAGCAAGGTACAGATAATGGCTAAGACTGAAGCGTGGCAGCGCAAGGAAGGCAAGTCTGAGAGTGGCGGCTTAAACGCTAAGGGCAGGGCTTCTTATAATAAGGCTAACCCAGGCAAGCCAGGGCTCAAAGCTCCGCAGCCAGAAGGTGGTAGCCGTAAGAAGTCATTCTGTGCCAGGATGTCAGGCTTAAAGAAGAAGTTAACTTCTGCTAAGACGGCAAATGATCCAGATAGCCGCATTAACAAAAGTCTTAAAAAATGGAAATGTTAGATGCCATATACAGTAGCCACATCAACATTTAACCCAGCACTCAATGAGCTTATAGAAGAAGCCTTTGAGAGATGCGGCCTTGAGCTGCGTAGCGGTTATGACTTTAGAACGGCTAGGAGAAGTCTTAACTTTCTTCTAACTGAATGGGCCAATCGTGGGATAAACCTGTGGACTATTGAGCAGGGTACAATCCCATTAATACAGGGTACTATCACATATGATCTGCCGGATAATACTGTAGATCTGATTGAGACTGTGATTCGTACCAGTCCTGGCCAGGTAAGTAACCAGACAGATTTGAACATTAATAGAATTAGTG